GTGCAGCTCGCCGCCGAGGAGCGTCCGGTGGATGGCGATTGCGGATTCGTGATTCGTCGCAGCGGAGAAGGGCTCAAGTTGCAACTCGTGCCCGCGATGCGCATCGGCAATCCAAACGACACGGCGGTCGCCTCGAATAACTACTTTCAAGGAATCGTCACGAATGACTTCGGCCAGCCGGTCGCTTATCGGATTTATCGAGTCACGCGTGACGGTGTTTATTTCGGCGCGGAGGACATTCCTGCGAATCAGTTTTGCCACTACCTCGACCCATTTCGTGTCGATCAATACCGCGGCATCACGGATTTCCACGCAGCGATTCAGACCGCGCGGATGCTTCACGACATCCTGCAAGCTGAGAAGGCAGGCGTGCGTTTCTCGTCGCAGCAGGCCGCGCTCATCTTCAACGACCGCGGCGTCGCGAATCCGCGCAATCTTTTCCAGCCCAATCCGGCGCTCTCGCTTCCGAGCGGACAGCAGCAGAAAAACGAGCTCACAGAGGTCGGGATGATTCGCTATTTTCAGAACAGCGATCGCGTCGAGGTAATGCCGTCGCGTCCGTCGCAGGCGTTCACGGGCTTCGTGCAACATCTCATGCACGAGATTGCATTGGGTGTAGGCGTGCCCGAGGGCGTTCTGTTCGGCACGCAGGATTACAAGGGCCCAAGCGTCCGCGCCGAATTCGCCGCAGCCGATCGCGTATTTACGAGACATCAGGGCGTGCTCACCGACAAGGTGCTCGACCCGATTAAAGACGCCGTGATTCTCGACGCCATCGCGCGCGGGGAAATCCCACCGCCTCCGCTTCTGGCGGGCGAGACGATGGTGCACGCGTTGCGTCGCGCGACCTCTGGCGAGTGGCGTTTCCCTGCAAAGCTCTCGATCGACGTGGGCCGCGAGTCGGCGGCGAACATGAACGAGAATCGGCAGGGCGCGAAGTCTCTACAAGAAATCGCAGCCGAAGAAGGCACGGACGCATTTACGCGTTTGGAGCAGATCGCAATCGAGGCCGCTTACGTCAAGCAGCTCGCCGAGAAATACGGCGTGCCCGAGACGGCGATTCGGCTTACGACGAACTCGTTGCCCAGCACGCCCGCGGCCGCAGCCGCAGCAGGCGACGCGGTGGGCGTCAGCGCGGCGGAGGCGCAGGCTGCGAGCGTCGCGCCGGCGCCGGCTGAGCCCGCACCAGCTCAACCAGTCGAGCAAGTCCAGAACGACGCCAACCTCGTAACGATCAACTTCGCGGATGGCTCTTACATCCCGACGAACGCAATGGCCGACAACGCACGCCGCGCGCTCGCCATCCGCGAAAAGAAACCGATGTCGCAGCGCGGCATGACCAGCGTCGGCATCGCGCGGGCTCGGGACATCATGAACAAGCGGCCGATGTCGGAAGATACCGTGCGGCGGATGAAAGCCTTTTTCGACCGACATGAAGCCGACAAGCAAGGCCAGACGTGGAGCGAGCAGGGCAAGGGCTGGCAGGCTTGGAACGGATGGGGCGGTGACGAGGGCTACTCGTGGGCCACGGCCATCGTCGAGCGACTGAACAAGGCGGAGGACAAGAAGTCTCTTGCGGCAGTGGGATCGGAGCACGTTCAGCATCACTTCGCTCTCAAGACGCCGCTCGGTTCTGCGGACTGGCTCGACGCCGTGCAGAAATACCGCGCGAAGCAACTCGGCGTGATCGAGCAGACGAAGCAAAGCGTGCTCGGTGGGCGCAGCATTATCGAGCTGAGCAAGCCGACCGCCAAGAAGTTCGCCGAGGGCGATCAATGCCCAGTCGAGACACAGGACATCAAAGCGAATCTGATCAACCGAGCAAAAGCGGTGGATGTCGCGAACTACGGTCCGGCAAATCCGCTTGAACCGAATTCTGATTATTGGACGGCAAAGGCGGCGCAGTTCAAGACGACTGTGGACGAAGCGAAGACGATGCGCTGCGGAAATTGCGCGGCGTTCAACGTGAGCCTGCGAATCAAAGACTGCATTGCGAAAGGCATCGGCGTGGACGCAAAGGAAGTGGAGCAAGCGGGAGAACTTGGATACTGCGAATTTTTCGACTTCAAATGCGCGGCGAAACGCACTTGCGACGCGTGGGTCGTAGGCGGGCCAATTAGCGAAGAAAAAGCACTCGCAAAGGTCGGCGATCGCGGCGCAATCGTCGCGTCGGACAAAGCGCCAAAGGGCGGCACGCCGAACAAAAACCCAACAGGCGAAGGAAGCGCGAAGGGCGACGCGTCGGGCAAGAGCGCGGAGGTGACGGCGGAACAAGAGGCAACGCTGCAAAACAAGGCCGACGAGTTCAACGCGAAGGAAAGCAACACGCGCAACGGAAGGGCGACACTCGGCCAGCTCAAGTCGGTTTTTCAGCGCGGGCTCGGAGCATTTAACGTGTCGCATTCGCCGGTCGTAAAAACCGCATCGCAGTGGGCGTTCGCACGCGTCAATGCGTTTCTCTATCTGCTGAAGACCGGACGCCCAGAGAATCCAAACTACGTCACCGACAACGACCTCTTGCCGAGTAAGCATCCGAAGGCTGGGAAATAATCACATGAACGACACGCAATTTCAAATCGACCATCTCATCGAGTTGGCAGTTTTACAGCGCGCCGAGCTCAAACAGCTCGTCGATTCGATGCCGCAACTTCGTGACCACCTTTCGGAGGAAATCGAGCGCAACCTCGAAGAGGCCGAGCCCGCAATTCGCTCCGAGCTCGAGCAGCTCGTCATCGCCCGCGCGACCGACGAACACGCGAAGATCAGCGTGGCGCTGACCGCGAAGATTGACGAACTAGCGAAGGCTCTGGAAATCACGACCGCCGCGAAATACTCGGTCCTTATGGCCGAGCGCGCGGAGAACGCGAACCTGCTCGCGAAGGCCGAGGCGCGCATCGAGGACGCGGCTTCAATGCTCTCGCACGCAGTGAAGGAAATCGTGACCGACGAGCTCTCGCGCTTCCCGCGCGCTGGCGAAATCGACCAGCTTCGCAAGGAGTTCGCGGAGCCGCGCGGGCTGAATCCTCGCGGACGTTGGATGCCCGATGAAACCTATCAGCGGCTCGATCTTGTCACGATCAACGGCGACAGCTTTGTGAGCAACATCGACGGCAACCGCGAGCGGCCGAGCCGCACGGCTGGCGATTGGACTCTGAGCGCAGCGCGAGGCAACGGAGGCGGAGGCGGAGGTGTGACCTCGATGACGGACTTGGTGCCCGTTCCGAGCAATGGACAGATTCTAATCGGCAACGGTTCGGGCTTCGTGAACTCGACGCTGACCGCGGGCACCGGCATCTCGATTTCCAACGGCGCGGGCTCGATCACGATCAACGCGACGGATGGCAACATCACGCTCGACGACGGCACGGCGGCGGCTCCCTCACTGAACTTCACAAACGAGCCCACGACCGGACTTTTCCGCGCGAGTGCGAACGTGATGGGCTTCGCAGTCGCTGGCACGAGTCGCGCGACGATGACGACCACGGGTGTGACCGTTGCCGGCACGATCACCCCGACCGGCAGCGTGCACGCGGCTGCGGGCTCTGTCGGAAATCCGAGCCTCGCGTTTTCCGCCGACCAAACGACCGGCCTTTATCGCATCGCAGCGAGCAACATCGGTGTGGCCGCTGGCGGGTCAAAGGTGCTCGACATCGCGACGACGGGGCTGGGCGTCACAGGCACGCTCTCCGTCTCGGGCGTGGCGACGCTGGGCGCGGGTGCGATTCTCAACACGCCCGCGAGCGCAACGCTCACGAACGCCACCGGCCTCCCGATCTCCACCGGAGTCTCGGGGCTCGGCGCAAACGTGGCTGCCTTCCTTGCGACGCCAAGCTCGGCCAATCTCGCGGCGGCGCTGACCGATGAAACGGGTACGGGCGCAAACGTGTTTGCGACCTCGCCGACGCTTGTCACACCGATCTCTGCGACCCTCACCTCCCCCGCCGCGACCAACCTGACGCTCGGCACGGGCACCTTTGGCACCGCGCTGACGGTAGCGAGCGCGACCGGCAACGTCGGGATCGGGACGACGTCGCCGCAAACAGGCGCAAAGCTCCATGTAAAGGACGCCAATTCCGGTGCGTCTCTCCCTACCAATAACGGAATTTTGCTTGAAGTCGCTAGTTCATCAAACGGAGGAATCGGAATCGCTGGAAACGCTGCTACGCTAGGTTATTATTTTCACAACGCATCTGG